AGATTATAAATCTATAATTTATTGTATGAAAATTAGTTTTTATGGTTACGATGACAATGGTACTCCTCAATTAATTGATGCAACCAAATATATCCCATTTACATTAATTAATGTAAAATTTAATATTACAAATAAAGGTGCAGTATACACCTGTGACGGTATTCCAGCACAAAATATGATATTAACAATGTTGGATAACCAAGTACCATTCCATGTGGAAATGCAAGGGCAAACAATTCAAGACTTGTTTAATGCAACAGTAATTGAGAAGTCTACAAAAAGTGCGGGCACTGCTGCTAGAACTGACACCGCACCAAAAGCACCAAATTCTGGCAACACTACGGTAACAAAGGGAATTAAAACTGCACTTGATGATAATGAAAAATTTTATAAAGCAAATAAAGCACAGGAAGAACCAAATGAATATTGCTTTGAATTTGCACCTGAACTTGCTGCCGCTACAGTTATAACAAGTAATAAAATTTCAGACGAAGCTAGGAAGTATAGTAACGTAAAGGGTGCAGCTGGTGCAGATGAAATAGCCAAAGGTAAAGTGGGACAACTAACACTTGACTCCACAACTGGCACATTTAGAAGTCAAGCAGGTACTAAAATTACTGATCTTATTAAATCAGTTTTAACAGTATCTGATTTTATGCGTAAACAGTACAGTGATTCCCCAAATAAAAACATGCCTGTACGAGCTTGGAAAATTATTCCCAAGTTAGAAATTAAAGGTTATGATAAAATAACTCATTACTTTACTCGTAAGGTAACTTATGTTGTTAAACTATTTGACTATTATGGCGAAGCTCATCCAAATATGGGACAAAAAGCTGTTCCACCAGGCAGTGTCGTTAAAAAATACGAGTATCTATTCACAGGCAACAACCGTGACGTGATGAAAGTTGATCTAAACTTTCAAATGGCATTTTTTGAAGTACGTAACGGTGTTAAATCAAATTATGTGGATGACAGTAATAGTGGATCAGGTGAAATTGATGGATCCAGTAGATCAGATACACCAACTAATGTGGGGCAAGATCTAAGATTGTTTACGCCAATTATTAAACCAGTAACTGGTATTGCCAGTGAACAATTGCAGGCAGCAACGACCAACGACAAAGAAGCAATTACTGTTGGTGAAATGATGACCAAGTTACTAGATAACGGCGTGGATATAATGCAATTGGACATTGAGATCGTTGGTGATCCAGACTGGATTCAACAAGACAATGTTCTTTATGGTGATACTACGGACACAACTTCTAAAACATTGTCCAATGGTGCCATTAATTTTCAGGATAGTATAACTTGTTTTAATTTTACATTTAAAAGTCCCAGTAAAGACTATGATGATACAACTGGGTTATTTGATTTGTCAAATTCAGATACTGCTGTTTTTAGTGGAACTTATCAGGTAATATCTATTAAGAGTAGTTTTAGAAGAGGTAGATTTACACAAAAGCTTGATAATTTTAGAGTACCCATCCAAAAGGATACTGACGTGAAGCCGAAAGCAAATGCTGCTGGTGCTGCACCAGCTGATAAGCAACCGGTTATTACCCCTGCACCAACTCCAACATTGCCAGCAATTGGACAAAACGAATTAAACGCAGACGGATTGTTTAATGGTATAACTGGAGCAACACAAACACCAACATTTATGACAGGAGCCTAATCAACAATGCCCGTAATTACAGGTACAACAGGTAAAAAAGCACCCAAGCACACAGCACATGACAGTGCAGGTGGCGTTCGTGTTAACGCCGGTCCGTTCGTTGGTATTGTAAAAAATAATGTTGATCCCATGAGAGCAGGTCGACTACAAGTTTGGATTCCTGAACTCAGTGCTAATCCAGATGACAGTGCAGCGTGGCGTATCGTAAGCTATGCAAGTCCATTCTTTGGCAGTAATAGTTTTATCACACGCAGTAAAGATCAAAGCTTTGAAGGCAGTCCGCACAGTTATGGCATGTGGTTTGTTCCACCTGATGTAGGTAATAAAATTATATGTACTTTCGTAAATGGTGATCCCTTCAGAGGTTACTGGTTTGCTTGCGTTCCCGAGTGGCCCAATATGCACATGGTTCCTGGCATTGCCAATGGTGCATGGCATGGTGCAGGTCCGGAACCTCTAATTGAATACAATGATCAAGATCCTGCTTCAGCTGGTACTGACAACGTATTCTTTCAACGTGCGCAAACTCCTCATGCTTATCAAACACAGGTATGGCAACGACAGGGGCTATTGCAGGATAGAGATCGAGGACCTGGAACAAGCAGTGCATTCAGAGAAACTCCCAGTAGAGTATTTGGCATCAGTACACCTGGTCCTGAGGTTGCTGTTGCAAACAATGTGGATCCTAATAACCCTGAGCAAGTTGATCTCAATACTCGCGCAAGGCAAGGTGGTCATCAGTTTATTATGGACGATGGCGACATACAGGGCAACAACCAATTAATTCGCCTGCGTACTACCAACGGCAATATGTTGTTAATGAATGACAGTGCTGGCTTTATCTACATGATTAACAGTGCAGGCAGTGCATGGTTTGAGATGGATGCGACTGGAAATGTTCGCATCTTTAGTCAAGGATCATTTGAAGTTAAAGGTACAAATGGTATTACACTGGAATCAAATGGCCCTGTAAAGATCAGTGGCAGTACAATTGATCTCGCAGCCAAGTCATCATTCAAAGCCAGTGGTATGACAGCCAGTTTGTCAGGAATGATGACTACTACTGTCAGTGGTATGATGGGACTTGACTTATTTGGCGGCATGAAAGTTCACATTACTGGTATGATGTGCGTAGGTATCATGGGTATGATGCACGTTGACATCAAGGGTGGTTGTATTGGACTTAACACTAAAATTCCAGGCAAGGCAAGTCCAGCTGGTCCAGCTTCTCCAGGCAGAGGACCAACGCATGAACCCTACGGGCATATTAATAGCGCAACCAATAGCCCAAGTACAACTAGAGATTACAGTAGTAGTGCAGGTGTCATTGGTGGAAACTCTGGCAGTTATGGTGCGGCGGCGAGCTTTGGTAATACTGCAAGTGTTCCACAGTACTATGGCGTGCTTACTAATTCAAATGGACCAATTAAGTTTACTACTGGTCTACAGGGAAGCCTAGAAGGACAAGCAGCTAATCTCGGAGACGCTGCTTCTTACAATGCATATGATGCAACTTCAACATATTTTACAAATGCTGATTTAAAGCTTCCTGTTGCGGCAACTGGCTTTGCTATTGATGTCAGCAATCCATCATGGCTGTCTTCAATGTCACATAATAGATTGACTCCAGGTGAGGTACAAAACAATCCTGGTAATTTAACTGGATTTGCAAATGATCCGTTTGCTGTTGGGCAAGTAAATGGACTTAATGTTTACGCATCACCTGAAGACGGCATTGCTGCATTAACATTGATGTTGGATTTAATCCAGCAGGAGGGGTCATCCACTGTGGAAGAAGTCATCAATTCATATATTGCTAAAAAAGGATTAAAGATATGACCAATCCAGTAGCTGTTGATTTTTTAAAAAGTTTGACATATAAATTTGGTCTTGATCCCAAACAGCAAATTGACATGAATGATCCCATGACTAGATTAGTTATGGCAATAAGCATTGCAACTACTGAACAAGGTGAAAACATTTACAGCTATGATCAATATATCAAGGGCTGTGCAGAATCCGCTGGTATTGATCCAGCAGTATTTGACAGTGAAGTAAACCCCACTAGTCTAGGTATTGAAAATAACAACCCGTCTACTGGAACAAATGCTAGTAGTGCTGGTGGATCTGCAGGAGGCAGTAGTGGAAATACTTCTGGTTATGTAAGTCCCAAGTTACCTAAAATTGTAGCGGGCGGCAGCAGTTTACCAACTACATTAATTTCTCAATATGCTGCTACTGGTACTGCTGCTATATTAGCCACGCCAGCTTTTCAAAATGTATTTGGTGGCATATCATTGAATACTATATCATTTAAAGATGGTGGGCTGGTTGTGGATACAGCCGCAAATGCGGTAGGAAATGGTGTTGCTGCATCTGTTACCAATGCTCAAGGTGTAATAACTGCTGCTTCAGCTGGTGTTCCAACAGCATTTGGTGAAAATGTAAAAATTCCAGCTGGTACTTCAAGTCAAGCTGACGCTACATTAAAAGCTCAACTTGAATCACAGCTGGCAGCTGATAGAATAGATGTTGGTCTACCGCCAACTTTGAGTGATAGCGAATGGGCTGCGGCAAAGGGTATTGTTGTTTCAGAAGGTGGTAACCCTGCATATACGTTAGCAGCCCTTGCCAATAGATCTATTGCATCTGGCGAGCCATTGGATGTTGTTGCATTTGCTGATAAACAATTTACTCCAGCAACAAGTGCATTAACTGGGTATGGAGATAGACTTGTTGGCGTGGACACAGCTGGCTTCCAAAAATTTAATACTGGTGCATTAAGTCCTGCTACTGGTAGTATGGAATATGCTGTAACTAATCTTAAAGAACCTTATGACAAAGACATTGTATATTTTAATACTGCAAGTTTGGGAAATATTAATGGAACAAATCCTGTTGTATTAAATGGGCAAGTTTATGCCAGTGGTTCATTGGATGCAGATTATTCTAAAGGTGGCGCAGCAAATGTAGCAAAATGGGATGCATTCTTGACATCTAAGGGCAGTACAATACCAACTATTGGTACCAGTGGTGATATAGTGCAGGTTGGTAGTAACATCAGTGGTGCAGATTATCAAGCGTTGTATAAAGCATTACCATACGAAGGTGCAAAGTTTACAGTAACAGATGCTAGTTTTGTATCCAGTGATGGTACTGGTACTTACAGAGAAATTACAAGTAATGGTGGTTTAGTCTATTATCAAAATATTAAAACTGGGGCAATATATGATAGTGCAGATAACATTGTGAAGCCACCAAATGGTGTTCCTGCAAACTTTACAAATGAAACATTAAATGATAATGGAACTTACACATACAGTGATCCTGCTAAACCTGAAGCAACATATACTATGTCAGCGGATTTTAAATCTATAACGAACAATCAGACTTCAAGCGGATTGTACTCTATAAATTCTGATGGGATATTAGTGCCAGCTGGCGCAACAACAGCAACAACAGGTGGTCCCGTAGTTATTTCGGCTGATGCTGCCATTAATAATGCTAATATTGACAGTGTCACTGCCGGGGTAAACATTAGGAGTGGGGCTGGATATGGTGACATGTATACTGGTACAGGTACTTTTGGTATAGGCGGTGCATCAATGATGTCTGAAAATTCAAGTGGTATTGTGGTTCCCGCGAATACTGGTGCTCCTGCTGCTTGGTCTGGTGGCGCATTGACCGCTCAAGAAAATATAGCAAATCAAGTAAATGATCAAAGTGCATTATATGCGGCAAATTCAGCTAGAATTGATCAATTAACTGCTACCAATGCAACATTGCAGGCACAGATCAATCAATCTCCAGATCTAGCTTCAACACCTGGCGTTACTTGGAATTCTGACCTCGCAGCGAATAACGCAACAATAGCTAATTTGCAGAGAGATAATTCCAATCTTCAAGGATTGATTGCTAATTCCACAGAGCAATATGATTCAATGACGCCATATAATCCGCCTGATACAATGCCTGACAATGCATATTCAACATTTAATACTCCGGCTTCAATGTATAATACCCCACTTTCTCCTGCAACAGGATTTTCAACTGATACCGCTGCCGTACCAACTCCCGATACTGGCGTAGTCAATAGTTCTAATATTACACCAGGTAGTCAAGCACAAACCAATGCTGCTAATGCTGCTGCTGGTGGCATGGGCGCCCCAGGATGTTAAGGTAAATACTCACATGGCATTATATAAAGGTTTCAGTACTAAGAATTTTAACTTCAGTAGCCCAACTACTATCACTGGCTTGGCTGATAATGATTTTGGTCCCTATACACTGACTGATAAAAACCTTATCATCATGGACTTGATCAATCAGTTTAATATTCGTAAGGGTGAGAAACTTATGAATCCCAATTACGGATGCTTGATCTGGGATAGACTGTTTGATCCTTTAACTCCAGAATTAAAAAATGCAATTGTGTCTGACGTTGCTACTATTGTTAGCAGCGATCCACGTATTAGTGTTGTTGAGCAAATATCACTACAGGAATCACCTGATGGACATGGATTGCTGCTAAGTGCGTCCATTGTTATTAAACAAACTAACGAATTGGTCAGCTTGAATTTTGCATTTGATGGAACAACTGGAGTTGTTAAGTCAACAGTAGGTTATTAAAATAGCACATTATAAGCCTTAATAAATAAAAAGAGGCTAGGAATAATGGCAACAACCAACAACAGACAAACGAATTTATTCGCAGTAGAAGACTGGAAGAAGCTCTACACTACATTTAGTGAAGCAGATTTCCAAGCATATGACTTTGAAACTATTCGCAAAGTTATGGTGGATTATCTTCGTACCTACTATGCAGAAGATTATAATGACTTCATTGAATCCAGTGAATTCATTGCTCTTGTTGACCTCATTGCTTTCCAAGCACAGAGCTTGGCATTCCGCACAGACTTAAATGCTCGTGAAAACTTCCTTGACACTGCTGAACGTAAAGACAGTGTACTACGTCTTGTAAAGCAACTCAACTATATTCCCAATAGAAACAAAGCTGCTAACGGTCTCTTAAAGATTCAAAGCATCAGTACAAGCGAAAGTGTATTTGATTACAGCAGTAATAACTTATCACGCAATTCAATTATTTGGAACGATCCCAGTAATCCAGACTGGTCAACACAATTTAGTCTCATTTTCAATGCTGCATTAGCAAGTGGGCAACGTGTTGGTAAACCCTTTGCCAGTAAGAATTTAAACGGTATTACAACTGAACAGTATAACATTTCTGTACCCAATAGTGTGCAAGCTATCTTCCCATTTACCACTACAATTAATGACGTAACCACACCATTTGAAATTATCAGTGCAAGTATTACAAATACTGATGCAGTAAGTGAAAATGATCCTGGCAACTTTGGTAATTTTGGATTGCTATATCAAAATGATGGACGTGGTAACGCAAGTCCAAATACAGGTTACTTTATGTTCTTTAAGCAGGGAACAACTTACAATTATGATATGACACTCAGTGACAAAATACCCAACAGAGTTGCAAGCATCAATTATGAGAATGTAAACAACGAAGACATTTGGTTATATGAACTTGAGAATGGTGTTATTGGTAATCAATGGACTAAGATTCCCAACATTATCGGTAGTAATGCAATTTACAACAGTACTGCTCGTGGTATTAGAACGCTATTCAGTGTTGCAACACGCAGCAACGATCAAATTGATCTTGTGTTTGGTGATGATACTTTTGCCAATATCCCATTGGGAAATTTCCGCACTTACTTCCGTGTTAGCAACGGCTTGACATATCGTATTAGTCCTGCTGACATGGTGGGTGTTACTATTGTGATCCCCTATATCAGCAAGAGCGGTAAGCCAGAACGTCTAACAATTGTTGGTACACTTCAGTATACTGTATCAAACAGCAGTCGACGTGATTTAATTCAGGAAATTAAAGACAAAGCTCCGCAGAATTTCTACACACAGGGACGCATGGTTAACGGTGAAGATTACAATACTTTACCATATACAACCTATGCTGATATTGTTAAAGTTAAAAGTGTTAACAGATATAGCAGCGGCATCAGTCGTTCACTCGACGTTATTGACCCCACTGGCAAGTTTAGCAGTACTGACTTGTTTGCCAGTGACGGTGGATTCTATAAGAATAGCACAAAGAAAACAACAACATTTACCTACGCAAGTCGTAACGATGTATTAAGAATTATTGAAAGCGTGGTTCACCCTGTAATTGCAAGCAAGGCCACAAAACATTTTTATTATGAAAATTGGTCACCAATTAATTTAAACAGTACATACCAATGGCTGAGACAAACTGATGACACATCAACTTGTACAGGATTTGTTGCTTATGCAACTGATGCAACTGCAACAGTTAAAATTGGTGCATATACCAGCAGCGCTCTGCAATACTTGTTGGTTAATAGTTTGATTAGATTTGCTGCACCAACAGGCTATTTCTTTGATAGCAGCAACAGTATTGTTGCCGGAATTCCGTCATTGCCCGGCGAAAGAACAGACATTTGGGCAACAATTCAAAATCAAATTGGTGATGGTAGCACCCCAATATATCTAGCAGGTAGAGAAATCGGTGGTGTAACTATCAGTACATCAGTTCCCACTGGTGCATTGGTAGCAGAAGTATATGCACCATTCACTACTAATTTTAGTACTTCATTAGTCAATACCATGGCAACTTATATTCTCAACAATATTGATTTTGCCCTTCGTTATGATTATATACAGACCGTAAATGCTGACCCCTGGACTATTATTTCAAATAACAATGTGAATAGTACTGGTGAATTTGATTTAACAACTGCTGGTACAAGTTCAGATAGCAGTTGGTTATTGATGTTTAAAACAGATGGAATTAGATATTTCCTATCGTACAGAGGGTTGGATTATATCTTTAGTAGTACAAACAGTGTTAGATTCCTAAACACAAATCCAAATCCAGTTTACGATACAAAAACTAATACACTGGTGCAGGATAATATTAAGATACTACAATCCAATCTTAATAATACTGGATCGGCAAAGTTGAGTAGAGATGTTTCGTTGCAGATCTTTCAAAATGCAGTGGAAGCAGATGGTTATGTTGACAGTACCAAAGTGCAAGTGACATTCCCAACCGGTCCAAATAGTGACCTACCACTGGATCCCACAATTTTCTCAACTGTGGTTGGTTCAACAAACAATACCTATGTCTTTTATCAACAATATGTTGACTATGATAACTTGATACGTTATCAGTTATTGGATAGTGGCAGTGTTAATTACAGTTATGCAACAAAAGCAGCAATTGAAGCAGTTAGAAATAACTTTCCAATTGGTAGAATATTCTATGCTTATGCATCAACTGACTCAACACAAATGTTCTTTCAAATTGCAAGCACCGGATCGGCAAACTATTTGGTTAACGTAACCAGTGAGTATCAAGCATTCTATGGTCGTCAAGATTTGATGTTTCAGTACAGACACAATTCCAGTGACAATAGACGAATTGATCCAGCATCAAGTAACTTGATTGATTGTTATATCTTAACACGCAGTTACGATGAAGCATATAGACAATATATTACGGACTATACAGGAACATTAGCTTCTCCTGTGCCAGTTGATAGTGTTACGCTCAATAACACTTACAATCAGTTGCAGGAATTAAAAATGATCAGTGATGAAATGATCCTAAACAGTGGTGTATATAAGCCTTTGTTTGGATCAAAAGCAGCAGATGCATTGCAGGGTACATTCCAAGTAGTTAAGAATCCATCAAGCAGCATCAGTGACAATGAGTTGAAGAGCAAGGTTGTTGAGCAGATCAACAATTATTTTAGTTTGGATAACTGGGATTTTGGCAATACGTTTTATTTTTCTGAACTCAGTGCATTCCTACATACAAAGCTGGGAATGTATCTCAGCAGTGTGATTTTAATTCCGTCAAGTCCCAACAGTGTGTTCGGTGACTTGTACGAAGTAAGAAGCCAGCCCAATGAAATCCTTATTAGTGGCGCCACAGTTGAAAACATTCAAGTTGTAAGCGGTGTTTATATTGGAATTAATAGAAGTGGCGTTAGCACAATCCTAACAAGTCAAATAACAACAGGTGTTTAATTAAATGGTTGATAAGAACAGTTTAGAGTTTTTGCCTCAGGTATTTAGAACTAATACTAACAAGCGTTTTCTAAATGCGACAGTGGATCAGCTTATCCAAGAACCCAACATGGGTAGAATATATGGTTACATTGGACGTCAGGATCTAAGTCCTGCGTTTCAACAAGGGGACGCATATGTTCAGGAAAGTGATAGCTACAGTCAATATTATCAACTTGAACCCGGCCTTGTTATTAACAAGAGAATTGTTGGTACAAACAACTTTAAGAAAGACAATGCCTACAACTATGTTGACTTGTTAAATGGCATCGCTCAAGAAGGTGGCATTAACACAAATCACAGCCGTTTGTTTGCCAATGAGTATTATAACTATGAAGGTTTTATTGATCTTGATAAGTTGATCAATTATGGCAAGTACTACTGGGTGCCAAATGGTCCAACTACACTTGAAATTAATGGTGGTGGTGTTCCAACATATGAGACATTTAATATTTCACGTCCATTGGATTCTGGAATTCTAAGTGCAACATTGATCAACAGAAATGTTGGTAGTGTTGGGTATTCAATTGACACACAGCCCGGAGTAATTAACCCCACAATCACTGTTGCTCGTGGCGGACATTATACTTTCAATCTTGCACAGCCTGGGCATCCTCTTTATATCCAGTCTGAACCCGGAATTAACACAGGCAGCAGCTATCAGGAAAACATCAATGTCAGACAAGTATATGGTGTCAATGGCAATGGCACTGAAGTTGGAACAATTACATTTAGTGTACCCAGTAAAGATTCTCAGGCATTTTTTGAAGAAATGCCTGTATTCGACACAGTAGATCTAGTATTGGATGTGCCATTTAATCAATTGCAGGATGCATATGTAACGGATTTCTTGCTTGATGGTAGTTTGGATGGTATTAAGTCTGTTACCAGTAAGAGAGTTGTACTAATAAATGATCAAGATGATTTCTGGATCGATCCTGTTCCCTATGATGAATTTGGTAATCCATATGATTCTGGATCATATGATGCCAGTGAGATTGTACCCAAGGAAAAGCGTAGAGGTATTTGGCAGTTAAACAATGTTGAGGGTGTGATAAAGATCAGCTATGTCAAAGACTGGCCAGCAAATACCAAAGTATTTGTTCGTGAAGGTAGAACATATGGTCATATCAATGTTTTCAAGGATACCCTATTAAACATTTACCCTGTGCCAACACTAACTGCACCATTGGATACACTATACTATCAAGACGGCGCAGATGCTAATGTTTATGGTGTGATTAAAATTGTTGATCCTGATCCAAATTCTGGGCTTAACATCAATGAAATTTTAGGACAGGAAGAATATACAAGCCCCAATGGTGTTAAATTAACCAGTGGGTTAAAAATTAAGTTCAATGGATTAATTACTCCGGAGTCTTACCTTGACAGAGAATTTGTTGTTGAGGGAGTAGGCAAAAGTATTTCATTGATTCCATGGGATAGTCTAGTAACCCCTGACCCAAACAATCCAAATTTGGGAGATGGCTTTGCTGCGGACTCGCAGTCATATGATAGCTTAAACTACGATTACAGCCTAAATGCACCTTTACGCAAGGACTATATTGTAATCAATCGCGGCAGCACAGATGGTAATGCTTGGAGTCGTACTAACCGCTGGTTCCATGAGGATGTTATTCGTTATAGCGCAACATTCTTGGATTCTGAAGCAGCAGTAGCATTGGACAACAACTATAGAGCAATTAGACCAATCATTGAATTTGATCCAAACTTACAACTTTGGAATCACGGACAAAAATTAGTTGATACAGTAACAGTTATTGACAACTATATTACTGATGTTGCTAATCAAGTTGAGGGGTTAAATCCCTACGTGTTGGTGTATGCTAATAGAGGTAACTCCATTAGAAAGGTTGTGTCAAAATCATCTCACATCAATGTCAAAACTTTAAGTTTTGATTCCGTGACGGATTTGTCA